GATGATTGGCGGCAGCGTGCGCCCCATAACCAGCCCTAAGCCCATGTTATCCCCCAGGTACGCAAAAGGTTTGCACTATTCAAAGAAAGCGAACTCCTTGCCGGTCGGCTCCTCGGGCATGTTGACCGCCTGCGCAATCAGCGCCCACGCCCTGTCTGCCACGTCATTGCAGGCGCGCGCAGGCAACCCGTACTCAGCCACAAGGCGCATGTAGTGTGTGCGCAACAGTTGCACCGTCTCCACACGCGCAAGCGGCGCGCCATAGTCGCGCAGAATGCCGCCTGCCAAAGCACGCGCCACGGGTTGCGGGTCAAGGTAGTAGCGGCGGAATGGGTTAGGCATAGAGCATCTCTAAGCTTTCCAGCGTGGGCGGTCTGCGCATCGTGCCGTACACGCTATCCTCATACGTGGTGGTCAAGTCCTTCAGCCCCCACTTGCCGCCTTTGTAGCCCTCGTATACACCTTTACCGAGCATCTTCTGTTGCACGCTTTCGGGCTGCGCCTTCAGCCATTGCTCGGCGTCGCCCATGTCAGGCTCGGGGATGCCCAGCCGGGCGGCAAGCGGCACAATAGGAATGGCAGAACACCGCCCGTTGTGATGGTCGTTCAGCACTTCGTCAACCGGATGCACCGTGCGGTGCATGGCAAGGCAACTGGCGCAGGTGCGCGCTGACAGACTTGCGCTCCACCTCCACCCGCTCACAATGTCACTGTTCGCCATGTAGTTGGCGCGGCTGGCTTCCCGGTACGCCCACAGTTGCGCTGTGCGGGCCGTGGTGAGGCTGTAATTAAGCCCGGCCCCCATAACCTGTCGTGCGATGACACGTGGGTTCTTGCCCGTCGCTATGCCCGTTACAAGCGCATCAACCATCTGTTGCGCTACGGTGTCGCCGAGGTTGCTTACAAGCGCCTGCCGCAGCGGCGAGTCTGGTTGCGTCATGCCAACAAGCGTTTCGACGGCCTCGCTCGGCACACGCACCCACGAGGCCCGGATCGCACCTTGCACGTCCGTGTTGAGGCGCAGCCCGTTCGCCCGCAACCATTCCGGGTCGAAGTGCGCTTGTACCAGCGCCTCGCTATCGCGCAGCCCGACCGCAATATTCGCCTGCACCTGGTCGGCAATGGTTGTGTCCGCAAAGGCGGCGTAACGGTTCACCTGCTCTATGGTTTGCTCTTTCAGCACGCGCAGACTGGCCAGATTCTGTATGTCCACAGGCCGCGGGTTCTCAATGCCGCGTAGTGCTTCCTCCAACGCCCGGATCTGCGGGTCGAGGTTGCGGTACACCTGCCCATAGGCGCGCACCAGTTGCGTGGCTGCGGCGCGCTCGCGCTGCAATGCCTGCGCCCTGAATGTTGCGGCCAGGTCAAGAACGGGGTTTGGCATTATCGTTTCGGCACTTCAGCAACGGGCCGAAACGAAGTGAGATCGTCAGATATAACGTCAGCGCGCACAATCACCGGCGCATACTCAACCCACACCGAAGTTTCCTTATATGCCGTCGCCTCAATACGGACGGATCGCACCTTGTTAGAAATATCTTCGCCATCCAGAATCAAACGGCCACGTCCGCTTTCATTGCAGGTAAACTCAATCTTCACTGGCATGATCTTGCCCCTCCCAGGGCTTCTTGCGCCTACAGCGGCGCCATCTCAAACGATTTCAGCAATTCCTCCCCGAGCGTCGAGGCCCGCCCCTTCTCATCCGCAATGCGCTGCATCTCCCGCTCTGCATCGTAGCCGCGCCGTTCCAGGTACGTCTCCAGGCTCAGCCCGTTCGCCCTGTCCTGTGCCAGCGCCGTGATGCTTTCCTGCACGCTTTCGGGCAATGGGTCTTTCCAGAGCGTGTTAACCGGCGTGTCAATCTGCTGGTCGGCCATCTCCAGAAGCGTCGCATTCACGTCGCTAAGCGTCGCCCCATAGGTGACGCGCTTGGTCATGGTCTTATCGAGCAGGTCGCCGTACAGGATGCGCAGCGCAAAGCCGCTCAGCGCGCCCACGTTTACCTTGTCGGGGTCAAGGTCTGGGACGCCCGTTACTTTGGAATAGGTTTCTTTTAGCGCCTGCAACATGCTGTAGGCGCTGGCCAGGTCGCTTTGCATTTCGAGGTTGAATACTTTGGCATCGGATTCGCTCACCGTCCAGAACTGGTCAATTGCCGTGTTCTGCAACTTGGCAGCGTCGAAGCCCGTGCCAATCGTTTTTGGGTGCGCATGGAAGCGCAGGATTCTGTTTATATTCGAGGCCGTCCAGTTGATAGCGTCGTTTATGTCCGCCTCTTCGAGATCACTAATACCGTACACCTCGTTGGGGTTGGGCAAGTTCTGCGCGTAATGGACGGGTGCGCCCTGATAGGGCCACAGCGTTTCATTCACAACGCGCCATGCGTTCGCTTTCTGGCTTTCTTCCTCGGTGATGACCCACGTGCCATTTGCTTGCAGGTCTATCCGGTGCCGCTTCCAGATTTCGCCAGCCTTCCATGCCATGATGAAGGCGCGTATGTCGTCTATGTCATCCGTGCCGGTAATGATCTCCATCGTGGCCGGGTCAATCGCTGCGATGCGTGGGAACTCACCCGGCAACGCCTCATACAGACGCAAGTAGCCCGTGCCCGTGATGGCGCCGTTAAGCCCCCAGTCCATCAAGGTGCGACGCTTCTGTTCGGACGTGCCCCAACATCCGTCCAGGTACACTTCCTGCTCGTTGCGTTCATCCTGCGCGTCAATCTCAAACTCGACGCTTTGCCCGAACAGGAATGAAAGCCCCTTGTCAACCACGCGGCGGCTGTAGTTAAGGGTTACGTTATCGTCGGCCTGCCCTGGCTTGACTACGAGGTTCTTGCGGTGGCGGCCCCGGTAGTAGTCCCAGAGGCGTGCATACTGCTTTTGGCGTGCTCTGTGTTCCGGGGAGAGGGGGCTAAGGCCGCCGTCCGTGATGTTTGTGTTGCCAAATCCGAACATTGCCATAGCGGCCCCCTGCTAAACGTAGAACGGGTTATCGGTTACTTGCGCAGGCGTGCTGCCCATGAGTGCAGTCACAGCCCAAACAAGCGCATCCATGCGGTCGGGTGAAGGCGCACCAGGCACCCATGTACACATTTGGTCTTCCAGTTGCGGCAATGCGCCGACGTGGTGCACGCGTCCTTGCTCATACAGGGCTGCTATCGGCTCAGCACGTGTTTGCTTGCCGCGACTTGCCCAGACAGGCGTAATGCTGATATTGCGGTCAACGGTGCGCAACACGCTTGTTACCATGTCACCACCCTGATTTGCTTCTGCAATGATGCGGTCTGCCTGGTGCCGTGTGTATGCATTCACAACACTGCGCGCCCACGCATCCGGCAAGTCATTGATAGAGCAATCCTCGAGGATATAGACGTCTTCATCCGTGCCTTTGCCCGCAACAATGATTCCCGTCTCGCTATCCGCTTCGCTCGAAGTCTTCGGGTCAACGCCTACCACCACACGCACCAGTTCCGGCGGGCTGGCCACTCGGTTTCTGTCCATCGTGGCGTATGTCCACAGCGCACCCTCTATATCATCAAGTATCTCGGCGTTCAGTTCTTGCCGGCCCAAACGTGAACCTTCGTAGCGGCGAATTACCTGGTCGAAAAAAGAAGGCGCAAGGTTGGCTCGGTTGTCATAGGTTGTGCCGCGTGTAACGTGGCAGGTCGGGTCATTGATAAGCGAGCGAATTAGCTTGGTCGGGCGCGGCGTTGTAGCCACGGCGATGCGTGGCTTCTGCCCCAACCGCAAGCCGAGCAATAGTTGATCCCACGCATCTGGGTAACGCCATGCACAAACTTCATCTGCAATCGCCCAATGACTTTGCGGCCCGCGAAAACGGTTTGGTTCGTCTGCGGAAAAGAGCGTTGCAACGCTATCATTCGACCATGTAAGACGGCGTTTTGATGGCTCATGCCGGGGGCGCTCTGATTCAGTGATGGCATTCATGAATCCGCTTTCCCCGTCAATCAGAATGTCACGTGTATCTGCTGCGGTGGCCCCGACAATATGCCCGCGACTGCCAGGCATAATGCGGGCCATGTAATGCCCCCATTCAACAATTGTGCGCGTCTTGCCAAAGCCACGCCCACCCAACAGCAGCCATATAAGCCAGTCGCCTTCCGGCGGTCTTTGGTTAGGGCGTGCCTCTGGCCAGTAAACAGGTGCAGGCGCACGCCGGCGCCGCAACTCCAGTTCAGCGGCTGCGGCTTGCTTCAACGATGGCGCGTAGTTCATCATCCCCAAGTTTTGTCACGTCCAAACTGCCAGAGTGCTCGACCTCGTTGCGCTCCACATAGCCCCGATCCTTTGCCTGCGTCTTCAGGAAGAAGATGATGGGCACAACCTCGCCTCGGTCAATTGCCTGCAAGAGTTTCGATTCTGCAAAGTCTTTCAGGTCTTCCCGCGCCTGCGTAATGGCCTCGCGCACGGTGGGATATTTGGCCGCATAGTTGCGCACGGTATGCGCCGTGCAGCCGAGCCGCTTGGCTGCAATGGACGCAAGCCCTTTGGCCTCATACACGGCGGCGGCCACTTCCTCAGCGGTGAATTGTTGCTTGCGGCTCATGGGCTAACCCCACAGAATCCGCTCGGTCTTGCCTGGCTCTGGTGCAGGCTCACGGTCAGCCATCATCACTTCGAGCGTGTCCGGGCGTTCGGTCACTTCGCTGCGAATCACTTCGATTACCTTCACAACTATGAGCAACAAGCCTGCCACAGGCGCAACCCACACCGCGCCTGGAAATGAATCACCCAACCACACCGCCAGCAAAGGCAGCGCCACAAGCAACGCAGACCAAACAACGCCGGGAACTTTCATAATTCTCCTCCTCATGAATCGATAGAATGGGCAGGGATGCCGAGCGCATACGCGCACGCCTGGGAGGTACGCATACCCTGCCCATGCGTAGCATAGCGAACGGATACGCAAACCGTTTTCATTCCGGCTCTGGCGAACAAACAAATCGCCTCAGAAATGAGGCAATGCGCTTCATCTCTGCGATTTTAAGGGCACGGCCAAATGCCTGCCCTGGGAGACTCTCCTCAATGTCTGCGTCCAGTTTTGCGAGGATGCTGTAGAGGGCGCGCTGTTCGTCTGTGCTGAGCATGTACCAAATTCCTCCGTTGTTGGTGATTGGCAATTCAAGGGCGATATTGTCGAGCACGTAATAGATGCTGCGCAGCGAGAGGCCCGTCGCATCTGCCATAGCCCTTGCCGTCTGCGGCCCCTCCATTAACTTGCGCATCACGATGGCCGCCCTCGTCTGCGCGCTGTATTCGCTCAATCTGCACCCCCGGAGGTTTAGGACTTCATCGCTTCAATGATTGGCTCTAGGTTCGCCGCTGTGACTTGCCCCGTGCCTAGTTCAATCACCTTCCAGCCGAGCAACTGCGCTGCGTTAATCTTTTCCCTGTCGCGCAGGTAGCCCGCGCCGCGCACATGCCGGCCCCCACTCCACACGCCGCCGTTCAGCTCAATCGCAATCATGGCGTGCGGCGCCGCATAGTCGAAGCGCCACTTGCGTTCTGGGTGGAAGCGGTACTCACGCTCCAGCGCAGGCCCGCCCAGCAGCGCCCACAGCGCATCGAATTGCGCCGTGAGCTTATCGCTGCCCACTTGCGCCGGAATCGCACGTCTGGGGGCTTCTACGTCCTCGTGGGTGCGAATGTCTGGGTTGCTTTGCAACATGGTCTTCAGGGCGGCCTCGCTGATGCGGGTCATGTCATAGACTCCTGCGCATCGTCCAACAAGTCTTGCGTATGCGCCACGTGCCCGTTGCTACTGTGCCCGTCATTCTGCGCCTCCTGTTCCCTGCCTGGGGGCGTGGGCGTCAAACCAATCCAGCGCATTCGTGCAGGCGTCGAATGTGCCCCTGTACTCGTCCAGCATCGGGCTGGGGGTGTCAGGATTGGCGTTCAACAATTGCCACATTTGTTCGGTTTCTACATCCGCTACGTCAAGGGCTGTGCGCAGCGCCTCCCACGGCACGCTTTGCCACTGAGCCGTGAGCGTAGCGTTCTCGGCGCGCAGGGCGTCCAGTTCCGTCAACACACCTTCAATCGGCCCGTAATCCGTCAGTTGCTTGCAGTCTGGACACCACACGTCTACCAGGCGCACCCTGTCACCAATGGTGGCGCGCCGGTGAGTTCCGCCGCACTTCGGGCACGGCTTCAGTTCGTCACTCATCGTCTCCCCGCCTTTCGTTTGGGCTTGCGCCGCTGCATTGTTTCGAGTCGCGCCACCCGGCGCTCGAGCATGTCTACACGTTGTGCCAGTTCAGGCGGCATCTGTATCTGCACCCACTGGCTATCCGTGTTGTATATTTTTGTGTCGCCAAACATTCCGCGCGTCTCAATCCACGGCTTCAGTTCCTCACTCATTCTTCGCTCCCGCCGCGAGAGCGGCCCACAGCACCACGCCCAGCCACGCAAACAGCACGCCCGCCACGAAGCCGAGCGCCATGATGCTAAGCCCGCTCATGCGCTGCCTCCATCGCCTTCGTCAACCGGCTCATACGTGGCGGCGAAGATGTCTTCTCGGCACGGAT